GATATTATGAGATTGAAGTAAAAATAAACCTCGGTCGGGAACCGATGCAAATGGAACTTTAGTATTAAACATATAGTCCTCCCCTAATTTTTCACGTCTCCAGTTATCTGTTTGAGGGATATATGAATCATTTTCCTCATCACCCATTTTACCCAGGTCATGGTTGAGAGCAGAAAAAACTAATTCCTCTTTAGTGTAGGTAGTTAAATCCGCCCCCATTTGTCCCCATAACTCATGTAAATGTAAAGCGCAAGTAATTACGCGATTCACATGTTCAACATAACCTCCAGGAAAAGCATTATGATACTCCTTTTTATGTGCGGCAGGCATCAAAATTAGACGTTCTTGGTATTTATCATAAAACTTTAGTAGGTTCTCTTTGCGTGGTGAGGAAATATGATCCTCAATAAATCCAATTAGTCTTGACCAATTGCTTTGAATTTCTTCTGCTGTTAAATTCATATTAAAAATTATTTAATTCTCCGGTTGATTTAGGTTCACTATCAACAAACATTTTTGTTTAGGAAAGTTCTCTTAACAATTGAAGAGTTTCTTCAAACTGTTCTCTTGTACCTTGACGTTGTAGATAGAAATGTAATTTTTCGATATTACCCTCGGCTTTCTCTAAGCGCCTCATTATTATGTCTCTGTTTTTCATATGTTACCTTGTTACCCTTTTATTCCTAATCACTTTATTTTCCTTTTTTCCTTTTCCCGTGATTGGAATATAATGTTAGAAGTAAGACACTCCAAGCTTAAGTTAAAAGAAGTTTTACAAATTGTAATATTTTTTTGAGATGAGCACATTTTTCATATTCCTCTCTCTCCTGGAAGTAATTTATAGATAGTTCCAATGCTACTTTAAGATGTATATCGGCGAATCTAAATAGGGCCTCTTGGGCAACCAAGTTATCCGGATCTACTTTTTGAATATACTCGTATGCTCTATTAAACACTATAAATTCACCTGCTTTATCTACATCTACAGTACTTAATCCCTCATCTAATTTATCAAAAAATTGTAATAATTGATCATTAAATACTTGATGATTCTGAATTAGTTTTTTGAACATTCCCACCCAGAACAAAGGATGGTTTTTATAATCTATTAGGATATCTATTTGTTGGGCCTTTTCCTTTTGGGAATTAGGTTCCTTATTATCAAATAGATCAAATATTTTATTAATGTCCATACATCAATACATATAGGCGCCATACACTTTAGTATAACGCCTATAACGCATTGTCTTATAATTTCCGCGGAACGCGGTGTTTTTAACCAATATGGTCATCTAGATGATCAGGAATACCATCTCCATCTACATCTGCAATTTCAACATACCCTAAAGCTTTCATAAAACTAGCTACTCTTTCTTTTAAATCTCCATCACCATCCGTAAACCAATCTTCTTTAATATTATCATGACTTAATAATACAGTTAAAGCTGTATAAATCATATCAACATCTTCAACAAGATAAATATCAGCAGCTGTAAAATCTAAACTGAATGCGTAGTCATCTATTTGAGGTATTTTTAATAGGTCATCTGTTTTACCTAATTTCTTTTCTGTAGGTACATTACCTCCAAATTTATGGAAATATTCACCAACGTAAATATACCCTTGTTTTTCTTTTAATTGAAACTCGCTCATTATTTTAATAAATTATAATATTCGTTGAAATGTTTAATACGATCAGGTAAACCAATAGTTCCACCATTTACTCTCTTTGTAACAGCTGTTATTGTAGCTTGATCCGCTCCTTTATCACAAATACCCCATAGTTTATTTTTATCAAAAAACCAAGCGGCTGACATTAAAGCATATTTAGTTGCTACTAAATCAGGATTAGCTAAAATATCCTCAGGAACTGCCTTATCAAATTGAGTATAGTTATCTTTACCTGTTAATTGAATATATCCTCTACCTCTAAATTTATACCCATCTTTAGTAGCTTCAGCTCCATTACCCATTCTACCTCCATAAACTTTAGAGGCAATCATTTCAGGTTTACGAGCATATTGTTCAGCAGTAGAGGCATTAAAATATCTTGGGAAGATACCTAATAATCCTTTTGATGAGTAATTTAAATTTTCTGAAGTAGCTTTAAATTGACCTGATTCATGTCCTGCTTGAGCTAAGAAATGAGCTAATCTTAATACGTTTGTAATATTAAATTTAGCAGCAGTATCGGGAATAGCAGCAATTACTGAATCGGGAATGTGTCCTTTTAACTTATCTAATTTAAATGAAGAAACTAGAATAGTAGTTGGAGCAGATACTACTGCTGGTGTTGGTTGTGTGGTTGTAGGAAATAACTTACTCCAAGTACCATCACCAACAATACCATCAGCAGTTAAACCATTAGCTTTCTGCCAAGCTATTACTGCGGCTTCTGTTTTAGGTCCAAAAGTACCTATTGCTTCTACACCTAACCTGACTTGTAATTGCTTTACAGAGTCATTATTATCACCTTTTTTTAATAACATAATTAACCTTCGTTTTCTTCTTTACTTTTTTTTCCTTTGTTTCCCCAAATTTTATCTACTGAAGATAAACCTAAGCATCCAAAAGCTAATAACGCTACGCTATCAACCAATACGGGTGCTGGAGCAATATGAGCTTCTGAAAATGAGTTGTGGTACATTGTAGCACATAAAGCTACAGTACATAATAATCCGCAAAGTCTCTTCATAGAGATTTTACCTGTTTCGTCAAAAAATAATTGTTTCATATTAAAATTGTTTAGTTGTTTGATTTAATGCCTCTTGTAATGCTTTTGAAAATGCCTTTTTATTCAAAGGAACTTCTCCATTTTCAACATTTAAAAACATAGCAAAAATAAAAGTACGTCTTTCACCTTTACCTTTAAAACAACCAGAACCAATACAAATAGTGGTTTCTACAATATAATCTTTTCTTAACCATTGAATACCCATAATGTTGAGTAATTCTTGAGGTGAATAAATACTATCAATAGTTACTTGAACAGCAAAACCTAATGAATCATTTGGTGTGTATCCTTTTTCAATTAATAATTCTTCAACAGTTTCTTTAACACCAAAAGTAACATCCCTACCTCCAACTACTTGAATGTGTTGAGCGTTATTTACGTGAACATTTACCTTAGTGGAATCTGCTGGTGATAAAAGCAATAATATGGGAGCTAATATATTTAACATCCCTCATAAATATCAATAAGTTACAGAACCCGAATATCCGGGAGCAATAAGATAAAGACTTAATGTTCCTCCTGTTATTAATGTTGAGGTTGTATGTGTAGTAACTCCTGGATAGGTAGTTCTAACATTAGTAGTTGCTGCTTTTATAGCATTATATTCAGTAGTTGTAAAGATCCTAACATCAGGTGCTGTTCTCCATCTAGAAAATATACCAGCTTTTCTAGCAGCCACATAATACTTATCAGCTACAGAAATTCCACCATCATCATTTACATCAAACATATGGAATGATAATCCATTTCTAGTTACTTTTCCTAATACAACATTAGAAACTCCTTGTATATCAGAGGTTGTATAAGCTTGAATTCTAGTAGGAGCATTTATTTGTATGTAGTATTCTTTAGAAGGATCATAAGCTTCTGAAATAGAATAATAACCTAAAGAATTAGTATAAATTGTTTTATATAGAGCCCAAGAAGAAGTAGTTACTAAGTACTCAAACTCAAGAACATATGCTAAACTACTATTGTTGTTTAGGTCATTCCATCTACCATTAGATACAAACTGTACATAGTCTTCATTACCTGAGTTGTTAGGTTCTCCACTATTCCAGTTTTTATAAGAGTAAGTTTCTCCTGTTACCCATCTCCAAGTTCCTTCTGTTACTTCATCTGTTAAACCTATCCAACCAGAAGGCCATAAAGCAAATAAAAAACTTTGTTCACCTGATGTTGTAATAGTTACTAAGTGTCCACCCATATTAGAACAGTTAGTTCTAGCAGTAGTCCAAGTAGCACTACCTGTAGAACGGTAATAAGAGTGTCCTCCGTAGTTCTGTTGATTAGTAAATCCTGTAATTGTTTGGTTTGTTCTTCTATAAAGGTTTATAGCAACATTATTTGCTCCGGACCCATTAGCATTATAGAGATAACCCGAATAGGTAAATTGGCCTAATAAATTATTTGTAATTAAT